CAAGCCGCAGCTCGATCGACCTAGGAGCACTCCAAGGTGGCATCATGTTGCGAGCTGAAATGAAGCTCGATTCAGCAACGCTCGAAAATCGCGACGTTAAAGCCAAGCTTCCAGGGTTCCTCAAGGCTGGCATCAACGACTCCATTCGCCAGCAAACGATGGAAGCTGCCTACCAGTACCGCGACTTGACCCTCATGGAGTACTGTGGTCTAGGTCTTCAAGCTCGCGGAATCGATGTTCCATCTAACCGCGTCGACATGCTTCACGCCTCTTTTTCCTCGGGCACTGTCGCTGCTTTGTTCGGTGCGACCCTCGGTGCGAAAATGCTGGAATCCTACGCCGAAGTTGAAGACTTTTCGCAGGGGATTTGCAGTGAAGACGAAAAACCAGACTTGGAAGAGCACAACAACAACCGGATGCAAGCCATTGGGAATCTTAAGCATCACCCAGTCGGTGGCAAGGCTCAGCATGCAAGTCGCCGTGTTCTTTCGGAGATAGCTCAGGTCGGACGATTTTCCGAGCAATTGAAGATCGACGAGGCCGACATGCTTGGCGACAACTTCTCGAAGCTCAAGGACACCCCGAAAGACTTCGGTCAAGCCGCCGGGCGTCTGCGTCCTGACTTGGTCGCCGCCTTGCTGATGAGCAATCCGACCTTGAAGCAAACCGCTCGCGCTTTGTTCAACACGACCGACGGCAACAGTGCGACGGGCAAGGCCTTGGCTCGCGCAACCCTGAGTGAAATGATCGCACGTTTGCTGAAAGTCAAAGACGGCGACGCGACGCTTAACCTCAAATTGACGCACCTGATTGTGCCACCTGATTTGATGGACTTGGCGGTGCAGCTCTGTTACTCGGCCAACCTGTCGAACGACAGCGGGTCCGGTGACATCAACCCGATCAAGAGGCATGGCATCACTCCTGTCACCGACGCTCGATTCTCGAATGGATTGGTTCACCCAGTCACCGAGCAAGCGATCGCAGGCTCGGACACCATGTACTACGGTGTTTCCAAGTATGGACGTACCATCGAGGTCAACTACCTCCAAGGTGCTGGCCGAGTTCCTGTGGTTCGCACCGATACTCTCGTCGGCGGTGAGTTTGGCGTAGTCATCGACGTCAAGCATTACATCGGAGCCAACGCGCTCGACTACCGAGCGATGCAACGCTTCCAGGCCTAGTCTTAGTGGCCCGACCATGGGCTAGTCATCGATTCCTTTCGGCAGAGTTTCGGCTCTGCCGTTGTTTACCTCCCCCTCAACTCTCGACCAAACCCATGAAAATCCGACTTTTCCAGCCTGTAGTTTTTGACGGCAAGACGCTCGAAGGCGAGATCGAAACCAACGGTACTGCCATCAGTGCCAACTGCATCATCCAGCGAGGCTGGGGCGTAGAGGTCCAACCGTCCAAAGAATCCAAGGCTTCCAAGCCTTCCAAGGCATCCCAAGAGCCTGTCGAGTCTGATCCTCCTAGCGAAGATCCAGACCAAGACGAATCCGACGAACCACAAGACGAGCAGCCATCGGAGCAACCAGCCGAGCAGCCTGTCGTGGTCGAAGCGCCACCTAAGCCGACCAAACCCGCTCGCCGAGCAAGTCGCTCCCAGAGCTAAGTCCTGAGTAACCACACTCCCCTCTTCACAACAAAGAAACCATGGCAACTTTCAAGCAAGAAACCGACTTTCGCCGATTCACCGCCAGTGCTGACACTGCCAACGGAGCCATCGTCCAGACCGTTGACGGCCTGGCCGGGATCGTCGAAGGCCTAGCCGGCGTCAAAAACGGCAAGGTTGGCAACGCTCGCGTCGTTGGAATCGTGACTTGCGACAAGGCATCGGGCACCGTGCTCGCTGCTGGAGCCCGAGTTCAGATCGCCACTGCGACGCAGCTTGTCACCGCAAAGGCGTCGGGCGCTGCTGATGCAGGAAACATCCTGCTCGGTCGCACCGCTGCCGCTGGTGCGGACGGAGCACTGACGGTGGACATCGACCTGAACCGAGCCGCAGTCTAACCAACCACCATGGCCATCAAAGAAGCCGATCTTAAAGAATGGTCCGATCTCGAAGCAAGGCGATCCGCTATGCAGCGAGAACTCACGACCATCAAAGATCGGCAAGGACAGATCGAAGAACAACTTGAAGCCGAGCTGCGAAAGTCCGGCAAGTCGAAAATCACGCGAAGCGGGTTCACTCTCGCGTTGAGACCTGGGAAGGCGAACGTCAGTTGGGCCAAAGAGTACCTCAAAGCGTTAGGCAAAGAGGCAGTTCAGAAGCTCAAAGACGCAGCCGCCCAGAAATCAGTCAAAGTGTTTGTGTTGGTTCCACCCAAGCCACCCAAGGCCCCAAAGGAATAGATAGCCCATGGGGATGCTTGAAACTGGGACCGCTCACCTAGCTGACTCGATGACCAAACACACTGCGGTCGATGTCCTGTACATCAAACGCAAGATCCAGAAACCAATCAAGGCCACGCGGGGATCGACTCCCTTCGAAGCCTCAGACACCGAAGGGATCATCCATCGGACCGTCAGTCGAGACTACCTAGTAGCCAAGACCGAATGGCCGTTCGATGACGACCCAGAAGACGGGGACCGAATCACCGACGCTGGCAAGACCTACATCGTTCGCTCGATGACTGGCCAGCCAGTCTGGCGATTTGCCGACCCTGGCGAAAACCTAATCCGGATCCACACCAAGCAGCAATGAGCCCGATTCGTCAACTACTCGCCGACGTTGTCGAAGCACTCGCAGCCGCCGCAGTCGTCGATCCGGAAACCAATTCCGCGATCGATGGCGATACGTTCAAAGTCGATTACTTGCCACGGTTCGAAGTCGCAGACCTGAAAGATCTTCGGATCGTCGTCGCACCGAGGCAAAACACATCGACCAAGATTTCCCGTTCATCCCGGGAGTTTGAATTCGGGGTTCAGATCGCCGTCATCCAGACAGCGGCCAAAGACTCCGAGCGATTCGCACAACTGTTGGACCTGACTCACGAGCTCGACGAAGCACTGGCCACGGCCACGATCGACGGGGGAGTGTGGTCGAGGTCCGAAGTCAGCCTGTACGACGTCCAGGCACTGGAGCAACACGGTGCTTTTCGCAGCGTGATCACCGCGTACTTCAAGAACCGATCCTAACCGAAAGAGAGAATCATGCCGAACAAGGGACCACGCGCAGGCATCGAGTGCAAGCTGTACTACCAGGTCACTCCAGCGGCTGTCTTCAATGCCACGGCTCCGACGCTTGTGACCGAAGTCAAAGACCTCAATGTCACGCTTAACAAGACCCGCATCGACATTTCCAGTCGAGCGAGCCAGTGGAAAGCCCAGATCTCCGGACTCAAAACCGCCGAAATCAGTTTTGGTTACCAATACAACGGCGACCCAGACGACGCAGTTTTCACCGCGATGCGTCAAGCGTTTTTGAACAACACGATTTGGCACTGGGCCGTATTGGACAACACCATCGCGACCCCTGGTCCGTCTGGTGCGCAAGGACTGACCATGCCTGGGGAGATCATGGAATTCCCAATCGACCAGCCCCTCGAAGACGGCATGGTGGTCAACATTGTTGTCGCACTGTCCCGAATCAAGATCGGTTCGCCAGCCGCGCTAATCGATCCAGCCTGGTTGATTGTCGCACCGTCGGCTTAGTCCGTTTGAATCACCGATCGTTTCCACCATAGCGGAGTCGGCCATGCCACTTCCGAAAGTCCGCAGAGGCAACGAAGTCGCGATCGATTTCCTCGACCATGGGGAATCGTCGCAAGGGCCTCTGGAGTTCACGGTTTACGGCCGTGTGATTTCCCAGGATAAACATCACATCGTGGTCGCTTCCTGGGTCTACTCGGATCCAGCCAAGCGATTTAAGCACGACGATTACAACGTCACCCAATTCACGATTGTCCGGAGCACCATCCGAGCGATCCGTTTTGTCCGATAAAACCTCAACTCAATCCCAACAAAGGCAACTCGACCATGCCACAGTTTATGGATTGCGAAGCCAGGACCTGGAATCTTCGCATCGACATCGACGCAATCCGGCGTGTCCGCTCCGCATACTCGATCGACCTTGCCACCGCCCTGGCCTCTACCGAAACGATCGAACGGCTCACTTCCGACATCGTCCTGACGATCGATGTGATCTATGAGATCTGCCGACCCGTCGCAGAAAAGCACGGAGTCACTCCGGAGTCCTTCGGACGTTCACTCGCTGGTGATGCTCTCGGCCAGGCTGTCACCGCATTCGAGGAGGCACTGGTGGAATTCCTCCCGGAGTCCAATCGCCGGGCCACCGCTCGGCGAATCCTCGAGGCAGGAAAGGCACTCCAGAATCAGACGGCCCTACGGATCACCAACGCGATGGACAAGGGGCTGCTGGAGATGGGGATCCAGGAGCAACTGACGAGTCTGGATCAGATGATCGAAAAAGCGATGCAGAAGAGCGCGCCGAGTACTGGCCAACCATCCTCCGACTAGCAGCAAGAATCGGGATCGAGCCAGGGCCCTACACACTGCGAGAGCTGATGTGGATGTCCGACGAGATCAACAAAGACCGCTGGGATCGCACCAGTGACCTGATGACCCTGCTAGCAAACATCCACAGCCCGAAGCGAGCTCGCCCCTACAGACGCACTGATTTTCACCCGTACCGCACCGACAGCCCACCGCCGAGCATCAGCCGCGCCGGGCTGCACAATTTGCGAGACGGGCTCCCGGTCCACTATGTGACGCTACCAAAAACCGATGCAAATTGACCAACCGACCCTTCGCCAATTGATTGCCGCCGACCAGCAAGCTGCCGCAGCTCTGGCCGAGGGCCGGTACGGAGACTGCGCAATTCGGTGCTGCGAGATCGCGCCGCGAGTCCCGCGATCGCTGCCGTTGTCCTTTATGGGCATCATCGCTGTCTATCGCGACAACCTGCCGATGGGCGGAGAAGTCATTGCCGCGCTGCAAACGGTCGCTTACGTCAATCCGATCATCGGGCTCATGGTCTCGTTTATGACGCGCGAAGCCGCCGAGGATGCCCGGCCAGACTTTGGCGACCCGAGCATCCGTGCTGCTTTGACAGTACCGCAACCGCATGGACTGGGACTCACACCTCAGCAAGCTGCTCCGCTGCTAGCCGCTGGCCAGCAGCCCGACACAATCACAGGCCGAGACATCGAGCTTCTAGCTAGCGAGGAAATCTAAGTAATGCCATCCCTGGTCACGAAAACCACGCCCGACTTTATCACGCTCATTTCGTCCCGAATTGTTGCGACGGGAAATGTCCAGGCAGCGTCGCAGACTCTCGATTTGCGAGAAGCTCCAGGGGCTTGGATTCGCGGGTTTATGGGTCGCGCGAGCACGGGTACTCCAGTGCGAGCAGGGTACTTCCACATTGCTCCCACGGACAACAACACGGACATCATTCCTGTCTCTATGTTCGACATGGTTGGACAAGGCCCAACGACTGCAGCGCAGCTTGGATCGCTCAGCGCCAATCTGTCGACATCCGATCGTGTTATCTCTCTCTCTGCGACGACATCTTTTTCTGTCGGTGACACGGTATGTATTTTCAATTCCGATGCATCACTAGCTCAATGGAACAGGATCGCCTTTGGTGCAACGACCGCCTGGAGAACCCAGAGAACCCACCGCGTTCTAAATCTTACTGGCCACTCGGTAACCAACCTCGCTGATGTGCGTCAAGTGTGGATTCCTGGGGGTGACATCTACGAATTTAGCTTCGTCAATGAGTCGTCGATTCCTTACGTCGTGCAGCTTCTGGCCGTCGTCGACAAAGGAGAAACGATCACCTGATGCTGGCGTACTACGGGCCGGAATGGGAAAGTCTCGCTAACCGAATGGTCGGTCGTTGGTGTCCTTCGTTTTCTGGCAACACCGGATTGCAATTGCCGGACACGATGGGCCGGAATCATGGCACGCTGATTAACTTTTCGAACAACGGCAATGATGCGTATGTTGCGAGTCCTGACAAATTAGCGGTGGATTGCGACGGGTCAAATGATTTTGTTGTCGCCACGACTCCGCTCCTCTCCGGGAGTCTTTCGTTTTCCGTGTGGGCTAGAGGAGTTACTGGCAATGCGAGCACTAATTACATAGCGTCGATACCAATCGCTAGCTCCGGATCAAACGGAATCGATTTCCGAAACCCGACAAACGCGCAGGCTAATTTAGCCTTAATCGGAACCTTCGTGACGATCAACTCTGGAGTCGATATTCGAGGCTCATGGAATCACTTGCTCATGGGCTATGGAAATGGAGTTGCATTTTTTTATGTCAATGGAATTTTAGTAGGCTCTCAGGCATGGGCGAACGGCTTGAGCCCGTTAAGTTCGCGAGAGTTAAATCTTGGCCGGTTCGGCTCGTTTGGGTCTCATTCTCCGGTGCAACTCGACGACATAATTATTTTCAACACCGGCTTAACCGCCAACGACGTTCGGTTCATCTACGAGCAAGGCCGGGGCGGTGGCATGCTCATGCAACCACCGAGACGACGCAGTGTCGCTGCGGTCATCGCCGCTTTGGTGCTTGCTTGCGAGACAGGCAACTACAGTCTGACGGGTCAAGAAGCAGGCTTGTTCGCAAGTCGAGTGCTTGCTGCCGATCAAGCTCAATACATCCTCTCCGGCAACGCGGCCAACACGACTGCAAGCCGCCTGCTCTCGGTCGATCCGGCCTCCTACACGGCGACCGGCAACGATGCTGCGACGATCTGCGCGAGACTGCTCGACGGCGGAGCTGCGGCTTACGCTCTGACGGGCACTAATGCTGGACTGATCGCGAATCGAAAGCTGACGGCGGACCAAGCAGTGTATTTCCTGGCTGGCAACAATGCCGAGCTGCTTCGATCCCTCAAGCTCAATGCTGGATCGATTTCACTACAACTCGACAACTTTGCCGCGTCGCTGCTGGCCGATCGCAAGATCTCCGCCGACGGTGCCCAGTACATCCTTGTCGTCTCCGATGCAAATCTCACCGGCTCTGCGTCTGGAGTCGCCCCCTACTACTACCTGTTCATGATGCGAGGACCTCAGTAAATGGCCACCTTCAACAAGTTCCAATCGTTCGCCAAAAACGTTGCCGAAGGCAAGATCAACCTTGCCACAGATCAACTCGCCGTCGCACTGACCAACGTCGCTCCTGTAGCTACCAATGCGGTTTTGGCTGATCTAACGCAGATCAGTTACACCAACGCCAGCACTCGCAACCTGACGACCAGCA